TCCAGTCTGAAAAAGTGGATTTTGTGATTCCAGTAGCCTTTGCTACGTCTGAGTCTTTCATCCCTTTGGAGTCTCTTAACTTGCAATAAATTTTATACATAATACACCTCTAAACAATAAATTCTGAAATCAGTACAAAAATTATTGACAAGTTCTGAAATCCGCACTATAATAAAGTTATAAAGTTCGGAAATCAAAACAGAATTAAATTTTAATTCATTTGTCAATGTATCTGGTAAATATATTGTATCTGATTTCCGAACTAAAATCAACAGAAAGTTCGGAAATGAGGTGATTATTTTTATGTATGAAAGATATGTAGAACTTCGAAATCAAAAAGGTGTATCTGACTACAGGGTAGCAAAAGATACGGGGATTTCGAAGTCCACTTTTTCTGATTGGAAATCAGGAAGGAGCAAACCGAAGATAGCCAAGCTTAAAATTTTGGCTGGATATTTCGATGTGGCTGTAGATGAATTAATTTCAGGTTCAGAGAAAGGAGAGTGAGGAAGGTGGATAAGACAGGAATTACCTTGATTTTAGGAATTGCTTCCATCGTTCTTGGAATCGCAACCATTATCGAACGATGGAAAAATTAAATTACCCCTCGTGAGAAGTGTTGTTCATGAGAATAGGATATTTTTTAATTCCTTTGTTGCTGTAAACCAGTAAAGAAGTATTCGCACTTTCTAAAGTATATATAGACTGCGGGGCTTTAGTAAAGAAGAAGCCACCAACAACACCATAGCCTTCTATGGTAAATGGAAGAGGAATGGAGTGGACGTTGATTTCATCGATTACCTGACCGTTTGTTTGTTGGGTAGCGCGCAAGACAAATTGTGGAATCCAATAGAAATCATATTTTTTATCATCAACGCAGAGATAGATTCTTGAGATAGAAATTGGATTTTTTACAAGGTTTTCAAAGGCAAGCGAGATAGTAATGCTTTTGTGGTCATGCTCTGCTATGAAGTGATTTTTATATGTAATATTTATTTTCATTCGATTCTGCATTTTTTCATGGACAAAATTGTAAACAGAGAGGATAAAGCCGATTACAGCAATAACCAAACTGATGTTTTCGCGAGTAAGTAAAGAACAGATTGTATTCATAAAGATATTCCTTTCATATGTGATTAAAAGAATATTAGCACAATGTAGGAATTGTTTCAATTATTGAAGAACTAATCAGTGATGTAGTGGGGTGAACATTGAGTGTTTTCTAAAAGAATAAAGCGAGGTGAAAAGATGCAAGCAAATTTGGAAATCAAGAAATATTTGGAGGAAAATGGAATAACACAAATTTTCATTAGCCGTAAAACAGGAATCGAAGCATCTAAGCTTAGTTTGGCATTAAATGGTGGCCGAAAATTAACGCTTGATGAATATGCGCTTATTTGCGGTGTACTCGGAGTGAGTGCAGACAAATTCTTAAAGCTAAAGCAGCCTGATCAAAGAGGGGAGTGATAGAAATGGAATCAGAAAAAACAATAACAGTGACGCTTGAAATGAAGGAAGTTATGAATGAAGCGTGTGAGTTAGTAGATCTGTTAAAAAAAGCCAACTCATTATCAAATGAGCTGGCTGAAAAGCTAAAAAGCTTAAAAATTAATATTGAGGTTTAATGTCACAGCATTATTGCAGTACGGACAAACATTGTGTCCTTTATGTGCAGAAAAAGATTTTTTGCAGTGAGGACATTCAATATCAAAAGATTTTTTCTCTAAAGAAGCTTTAGCCTGAGTTTTGATATCAGACATCATCTTTTTGGTATTGAAAGTTGTTTTGACTTTCACGCTCATATCGTCACCTGCCTTTTCTATTAGAATTACGAAGCTTCTAATAAGTATGGTAGACCACAATATATAGAAAGTCAAGATTAATATTGTGAAAAACACAATATATTGTGATTGAAACAAAAAAGCATACAAAATATTGATACATGCAAATGTTCAGTCTATCACTTTTTATATGTTTTAGCAATAAAAACAATCAAGCTTTAGAAAAAGTTAAGAAACCAGTGGTAAGCAAAGTGATGTGGGGAGGTGAATAAAGTGGAGAAATACATCGAAGCATTAAAGGGAATTTCCTATTTTGAATGGATTAAGTTACGGGAAGGTATGGACAATGAATTTAACCGGTTAATCGGTGAATCCAAGAGGAAACTCGAACTCACCGATGTGGAGCGTGTAGGAAAAACTATCCGTTCACAATTTGGATAAACATAGGGTTGATTCTCCAATCATTCCCTTTGTAATAAACGTGAACATAATCAAGACCATAAAAGCTATGTTCAAGTTCTTTATCCTTATTGCATGGAGAATAGATGGGAGCCCCCTCTTCCCACCAGAGATACGGTGATTTTCCGTATTCGCTGATTTTGCTGTCTGGGTCATCGTTAAGACATACCCACTCACCAGCAAGGCAAGCGTAAACTTTATTCATATAGTAAACTCCTTTCTTTATACTCGGCATGGCAGTGCCTGTATTTAAAGTATAGGAGAATAGGACAACTATTACAAGAGAAAGAGAGGTGAGAAAAGATGCCAAAGCTGAAGATAAATGAATCAGAACTAAGATGTAGAACACTTCGGGGGTGTATAAAAAACGCTCAGGAAATTCAAGGGATTAATACAATTAAGACAGCAGAGCTGACTGGTATTCCGGTAAGCACATTATATGCAAGACTCAAAAATCCAGACGATTTCAGTTTGAGGGAACTTAGGGATGTATTCAGAGTATTGAAAATTCCGGAAAAAGAAAAAGAGAGAATTGCTAGAGAGGTCATATGAGATGAGAAGAAAAAGCGTTAGCTGGTTAAAAGACATTGTGCTTACATTTTCGACGGCAATCGCAACTGTGCAGATGATTGTAGCAATTGCAATGTTTGGCCAAAATAATTGGGATGTAACATGGCTACCAATACAGATTGGAATGTTCATATTGGGATTGGTATGGGATGCAATGTTTGTGGTCGCAAACTTCCTAACATTTAAGAGGGGGTGATTATATTGAGGGAAATAAAAAAGTGCCCAGGAGCGGCAACTCCGGATGGGCACACAGAAAATATTCCAATTAAATTATAGCGAATTGTGGAGGGCTTGTAAATGAAGAAATATGAACTTTCGGAGGAAGATATAAATGTGCTGATAGGAATAGCAGCTGCAGATACCAGCATGTTAAAAGAATTTGAAAAAGATAGTCATGTAATCATGAAGGCAGCATCAATTATCTCACTTAAAATTGAAAATCATCTAAACGGAACAGCTCCATTTCCGGAAGAAAAAATAGAGTATACCAGAAAAACGATAAAAGCAGGAAAAATTGCATCAGATTTGCTCAGGATGATATTTGGAGGTATTTGACTATGTATTACAATTCATGCCCATTTTGTGGAGCAAATTTAGATCCAGGCGAATCATGTGATTGCCAGGAGCAGAGGCAAGAAAGCAGATTAGATGTGCAGGTGGCAGATAGTAGCAGTGAAAACATTTCTATGTATGAAGAAGTTGGGTGTTATGCATGAGTAATTTTAAAGTATTTCCTTTTGAAAATGAGCAGCAATGGTTGAAAGGCAGGATGAACGGAATCGGTGGCAGTGATGCAAGTGCAGTTGTTGGACTGAATCCATACAAGAGCAACATTGATTTATTTGAGGAGAAGATTGGAAGACGAGTTCCGGAAGATATTTCGGACAAGCCTTGTGTAATATATGGCAAGAAAGCGGAGGAGTATATTCGAGAACTATTCAAGCTTGACTATCCAGAATATCAAGTATCGCATCATGAATATCACATCTTGCAGAGTCTGGAATATCCGTTCATGCAGGCATCTTTAGATGGAGAGTTAGTGGATCAGGATGGAAGAAGGGGTATTCTGGAGATTAAGACAACAAACATTTTACAGTCTATGCAGTATGAAAAGTGGAAAGACAGGATTCCGGATAATTATTACATTCAGGTCCTGCATTATCTATTGGTAACCGGCTGGCAGTTTGTAGTGCTTAGAGCTCACCTGAATACAGAATGGGGAGGCGAGAAGAGGACAACGGTAAAACATTATTTTATAGAACGTTCAGATGTGGAAGACGATCTGAAGATGTTATTGGAAGAAGAAAAGAAATTTTGGGAATATGTGGAGAGCGGCAGGAAGCCTCCACTGATTCTCCCGGAAATATAGGAGGCATTTATGGAATTAAAGATTTTGAGTCCTCAGGAAAATGGTTTTGTTCAGGAAATCAAATGGAACAAAGAGGAGCTAAAGACAGAAATTGCAGCAAAGATGGAGGAATACAAAGGACTTGTGTTCACGGAAGAAACTATCAAAGATGCAAGAAAAGACAGAGCAAATCTGAATAAGCTGAAGAATGCATTTGAAGATGAGCGTAAGCGAATCAAGAAACTGTGCATGGAACCATATAATCAGTTTGAGCAGCAGGTGAAAGAAGTTACCAGTTTGATAGATGAGCCGATCTGTTTAATTGATTCTCAAATCAAGGAAGTGGAACAAGCAAAGAAAGAAGAGAAGCGTAAGCGTATAGAAGAGCTGTTTAGAACAATCGGCTTTCAGTCATTTGTTTCATTGGACAATATTTGGGACGAAAAATGGTTAAATGCTACAGTATCTTTAACTAAGATCGAAGAGCAGATGAAGACAACAATGTATCGGATTGGCAATGATGTTGCTACAATACATAGACTTCCAGAGTTTAGTTTCGAGGCTATGGATATGTATAAGAAAACATTAGATTTATCGCAGGCAATCAAGGAAGGTCAGAGATTAGCTGATATCCAGAAAAGAAAAGCAGAATATGAAGCCGAGCAGGAACGTCAGAGAATGGAAGAGGCGGAACGTCAAAAGAAAGTTGCAGCAGCAAAAGCAGAGGCGCTTCCAAAAGAATCTAACAGTCCAGTAGAAGAACATCCAATGTCAATAAGTAATACAGATGCTGTTCAGATGCAACCAGATGAATTAATGTATTTGGATTTTCGTGTATGGGGAACGAGAGAGCAGTTATTAGCTCTTAGGGATTATATGAAGAAAAATGATTTGAAGTTTGGAAAGGTGGAATAGGAATATGGCAGTAAATAACAGTTTAGCAAACAGACAAACAAAAACAGGTTTGACAGCATATCTTACACAGGATGCTGTCAAGAAGCAGATTAATAGCGTTGTGGGTGGAAAGAATGGGACAAGATTCATTTCAAGCATTGTGTCGGCAGTTCAGACGACTCCGGCACTGCAGGAATGTACGAATCCAAGTATTTTGTCAGCAGCATTATTGGGAGAGGCGTTGAACCTTTCTCCATCACCGCAGCTTGGACAATTCTATATGGTTCCTTTTGACAACAAGAAAAAGGGATGCAAAGAGGCACAGTTTCAGCTTGGATATAAGGGATATATTCAGTTGGCCGAAAGATCCGGTTATTATAAGAAATTAAATATTCTGGCAATTAAAGATGGCGAGTTGGTTAAATACGATCCATTAAATGAAGAAATCGAAGTGGAATTAATTGAAGATGATGTGGTTCGTGAGGAAACTCCGGCAATGGGATATTATGCAATGTTTGAGTATGAGAATGGTTTTCGCAAGACTTTGTACTGGTCAAAAAAGAAAATGTTGGCCCATGCTGAAAAATATTCTTTTGCATTTTATAAGAATGGCGGAGCAAAGTCATTGGAATTATTAGAGCAGGGGAAAATTCCGGAAAAAGATTTATGGAAGTATTCTTCGTTCTGGTTTAAAGATTTTGATGGAATGGCTTTAAAGACAATGCTCCGGCAGTTGATTAGTAAGTGGGGAATCATGAGCATTGACTTACAAAACGCAATTGATAAAGATATGGCTGTGATTCAGGAGGATGGTTCAGCAGATTATGTAGACAACGATTCAGAAAATGTTGTTGTTGATCAGGAACTGAACGAAGTAGTAGAACCGGATCAGCAGCAAGTAACAGAGGTAAAGACTTCTGATATTGAGTCAGAGTTTTTCAATAATTAAAGAAGGAGGAAAAATATTATGCAGCACATTAACTTAATCAAAGAGTATCTGGAATTCGAGCTTTTGGAAGAACTTGAAAAACACAATATTACAGTAATCGCTTAGGCGTTTATCCTCCAAAGGGAAATGAATACAAAACATGTCACAAATGTAACTTGTAAACAAATGATTCATCCGCCGGTCAGCAAGTAATCTAACCGGCGGAGAAAGGAGTAACATGAAGTCAGTGCAGTTTCATGTTCCTGGTAAACCACAAGGCAAGGCCAGAGCAAGAACAGTTTATAACAGAAGTTTGGAACATTCTGTAAGCTATACGCCAGAGAATGATTTATTATATGAGAATCTGATCAAGACGATGTACATTCATGCTGCTAAAGGAATAAAATTTGATAAGGAAGTTCCGGTAGCACTTCGGATTGTAGCAAGGTTTGAACCAACCAAGAGCACGTCCAAGAAGAAAAAGCTGCAGATGTTATCCGGAGAGATTCCGGTGATCAAAAAGCCGGATATTGATAATATTGTAAAGGTAATTGCAGATGCATTGAATGGGGTGGCTTATAAGGATGATACACAGATTGTATTTGTAGCTGCCAAGAAGACGTATTCAGCCGAGGAAGGTCTGGATGTGACGGTAGAGGAATATAAAGCAACAGAATAAAGAAAGATGGAAAGGCGGTGGCAGTGGTGCCAAGACCGAAGAAGACAGGGTTAGACTACTTTCCACTTGATGTTGATTTCCTCGATGATCCAAAAATAAAGATACTGAAAGCCAGATATGGCAGAGATGGTATTGTATTTTACATCTACTTATTATGTGAGATATATAAGCAGGGATATTACCTGCAGGTAGATAATGATTTTGAATATATCGTATCTGATGATTTGAAAATCGATCAGAACAAGGCGAAGCAGGTCTTGAACTTCTTGCTGTCACGGTCACTGTTTGATAACACACTTTTTCAGTCGGACAAGGTCTTGACCTCTGCCGGAATACAGAAGAGATTTCAACTTGCGGTAAAAGAAAGAGCAAGAAAAAATCCGATAGAAGTTGGAAGGTACTGGCTTTTAAAAGAAGAGGAGACAGAACCTTTTATTAAGTGCACCCATTTTGGAGGTTTATCCAAGAATAACAAGAGTTTTTCCCGGAATAACGATTGTAATTCTACGGAAAAATCCCTAAAGAAAAGTAAAGTAAATAATATATATAATATAAAGCAATT